CCGCCAGCTGGTGGAGCGCCTGCCGGAGGAGCACCTGCCGGCGGAGCGCCGCCACCTGCGCCTAAGAGCGCATCTAAATCCTCATCGCCACCAGCTTCAGGAGGAGGCATTTCCTCTTCCGGCATGTCTCCAAGATCGCCTTCACCTTCGCCAGCCGAACTCTGCCCACCAATTTGAATGAGAGGAGAGTTAATGTTAATGACCGGAGCTCCAGCCCCGCCACCAGCGCCGGCGCTTCCAGGAGGACTAGCGCCAAGATCCATTCCAGCGTCTTCACCGCCGGGCATCTGGTCGAAATTCTGAAGCGAATCAGCAGCGGCTAATTCCTCTTGAATCGTAGCGATTAAATCTTCAGCTTCGTAAATCGCTGCATCATCCAAATTCTTGTCTTTCAAGCGAGTGATCAAACCACTTAACTTGCCGGATAATTCATTGGATTCTTTAATCTTCGGCGTCTTATTACGCAGAGACTCTAAAGTCGTTGCGAGAGCTTCTGCAGCGACCTCTCTGTTAGAAATAGTTTCAAATATCAAAGTTAAGAACTTCTGGTAGGAACTCTCGAAGTTATTAGACTCTTCTAAGATATTAACATTTTCTGCAAGAACCGAATGTTCTGACGCTCTAGCAATATTGCGCCACTCATCAATGATCTTATTACGACTGATCTTCATGTTAGTTCTGAACAGCAAAGTAGCTGTATCATCGCAAAGCTGCTGATTAAAGATCATCTTGGCTGCTAAAGCATTTTCTACCAAGATTTGGATTTGGTGCCTGTTAAGCAACGTGAATTCTTCATTTTCATTAAGAAATCCAGATACTGACCGTACTGCTTGATCAATCTTGCTTTCCGACACAAGCTTTGCAGTATTGTACACTCTTGTTTGGAAACCAACAGACCAATAAGCATTATTAGCAGCTTCCATCATTCGACGTGCTACTAACTTACGTGATGCCCATTTGGTGACTGGCAATTGGACAGGATCACCATCTCTAAAGTTACCCGCCACTACCATTCCGTTTTCGACCAACACTCTATCTCGCAAGCTTTCTACGATTGCGGTAACTAAGCGATTCTTAGTAGTGCCTTCTAATGTAACATTGCTATTACTGATATTGACTTGACGGAGGATACCATCACGGCATTTGACCATGCCAGATTGTGGGACCGCTCTACCAGAAAATCTTTGTGCCTTCATGCGATCAAAGGACACTTGCATTCCACGCTGATCATTTTCTTCAATAGCATCCACTAAACGACTGCATGTTTCAGCGAATAATTCATTCTTTTCTTCTTCGACAATCTTTATAGGTCTAATGTTAGTGATGGTCACGCGGCCATGGGCCTCTCTAACGTGATCAGCCAGATAATACTGGTGTGTATCAACATTTTCGATGTACAAGTTACGTGCATGAAGAGCAGCTAAACGCCAATTTTGGCCAGCTGTCCGACCCATTTGAGTCACTCGTTCCTCAAATGATGCTACCTTGGCTTGGGCAGAGTCATTTAACAAGCTTAAAAATCTGCGACTATCCATTCGCAGACCTTCAGATTCTACTGCATTGTGCATTTTTGCATTTTTCTTCTTCCTAGAGCTTGACTTCCAAGGCTTGTTATGATCTGCCATTCTCTAACTCCTAATCTGCACAACACCTATGTCTAGGTAGTTCTATATCCACCGTAATGGTATTGTTTTAACTAAGTCTAATTTTGAACGAACATTAGCATTTTTGCTATCATTATTTATTTGTCTCGACTGCGACGGAACGCAGGAATATCGGCTTCTGTAATATCGTCATTCATAACGGATTCTTTTAAATGCGCTTGTTCACCTGCTAACAACACATCGTATACTTCTCTGATAGCTTCGTTTCTTAATTCAGGATCAACTGACCATTCTACTAACACTTCTCTATCTTTGTTAGGATCATGAATCGCTTCTATCGGATCTTTGACTTCCTTCTCAGCTTTAGGCAATGGCGCAGTACCAGACAGTCCATCTAATTCCTTCATAGAGATCATATGATCGAAACCGCTATTGTAATCACGTTCTTCTCTTTCTACAGTCTTGCCTAACCTCTTTGCCCATCTTTCTAAGATGGTCTTAGCTTCCTTGCCTTTCCCTTGTTTCTTTAGTTCTAATATCAGTCTTTTCTCTGCTTTAAAATCAAATCCTTCTAATGCTGGCGCTGCTTCTGCGCCTGCATCGGGTGCAGCTCCTGGTTCTGCGCCTTCCGCCCCCGGTTCACCTTCTGCGCCTCCCTCAGGCATTGCGCCTAAGTCTGGCATGCCGCCACCGCCGCCTCCACCGCCGCCTCCACCGGCGTCCAATCCGCCAGCGGAACCTCCTTCTTCTCCACCATCATTTGCTGTTTGTTCTAACTCCTTTAATTCTTCGATTTCATCAGGTGATAAATCAGTAAAATGGGTAACAATCCATTCTTTAGGGAACCATCCTAACTCTTTCAAGTCAGCCATCACCTGCACTCTAGTCGACCAAGTCTCTATGCGGTACAATTCTTCCATAGCAGAAGTAGCTGTCAACGCTATTTCAAACCCTCTTAAATCTTCGATTCTATATCCACGCAACGCAAGATGGGCAATTGCTATTTTAGACAGTCCAGTAGCGACTTCACGTTGAATCCATTGTACTGATTTGGCAAATTCCGAATGCGATTGAGACAACGACTTCTCACTTGCTTCTCCGCCACCTTCACCTATGCCTACTCGAGCAAATGGAATTTTCATCGGCGCTATCATTTTCTTTTTAAAATATTCAATGTCTTTGATCTGATCTAAGTTCTCAGCACCAGGCATCACATCCACATCTGGACCAGTACCATCAGGTCTTCTAGGTAAAAAGAAATCATCTTCTTGAATTAATGGAGAATATCGCTCGTCAAACGAACCCGTAGTAGGATTATAAAACCTCTGCCTCTTAAAGTTACGCGCTATCATCTGCATATATTCCGGCACTTCCTTTGGCGGTATAAGACCAACAGGAATGGTGAATTTACGTTTTTCAGGCGCACGTGTAATGCGATAGATTAATGCTGCGTCCTCCATCAATCTCAATTGCTTATAAGCCTTTCTGCCGCCATCTAGCACTGCGCGGCCATATGGATGATACAAATTTTCAAAGCTAGTAAGTCTTAAATGCATCACTTGCCACGGATGCATGAACATTGGCTTCGGCCACATTGCATCCATGTAGAAAAAGCCAATCAAATCACCATACCGAGTTTCTATTCTCGTAAAATTATAGACATTCATGAATTTAAGAGCGGATACGCCAGAACGATTAGCATCTAATATGATTTCAAATGGGCAATCCCCATATTTGCAAAGATATCTAACTGTCGGCCTGCAATAAGTGTCCCATCTTAGAGTGTTGAAAAATAAATCTTCTAATTCCTTTTTAAGTCGTCTGTTTCTTGCTCTGATAATCAAAGTGTGCTTACGTTCTGGGTCTACTAAGCTAGCCTCATCGGCATATAAATCAAGTGCTAAATTTATCTCACCAGTCTGATCCATTTGCTCATAATCTTTATATCGCTCCAAGCGATTAATCTGCAGATTCGTCTGATCTAGAATAGCTGCTTGCTGATTATAATCTAGAAATTCACCGCCGGCTGTCAATCTATCGAGATGCGGCTGATCTTGATACACTCTTTCAGCTTGGTATATCCGATGTTGTTTAGTTAACGCTCGGATTCTATCGAACACGAGCCAATTACTAGGCATCAAATCGCTCCTAATTCATCTCTTGTTATAAGTGAAGCATTCTTTTGGACCATCGATAATTTGTTTGGCACCATGAAAATATTTTTAAACCCTATTATATAAAGTTTTATTGTGCATAATATCCATCTCACTCATATGTCGACTAGCAGGTGGTGTGGCCATCATATTTACAACATAAATAAATAGTAAGCCTACACCTCTGACCACCAGGAATTCTAATCATGAAATTCTTATTAGATTTATTACTATGGGTGCTCAACATGTTTAATCCGTCTGATCCCTCTCCTGCACCGACACCTGCACCAACACCAAAACCCCCACATTCCGATCCAGACACGACACCTATCTTAAATTACCAATTGCTAAAAGCCCACAACGAGGCTAGAGCTGCTAAGAACGTAGCGCCATTGAGTATTTGCAGCCTCCTAAACGATGCAGCTTATAAACACGCAGCATACATGGCATCTCGCCGCAAATTGTCACACATCGGTATCAAATTATCATCTTCCTCACATAGAATAAAAGAAGAAGGGTATTTAGCCTCTCACACTGGTGAAAATATAGCTTCAGGGTACACTACTGTAGCAGATGTGATGGATGGATGGTTAAAATCTAATGGTCACAGAAATAACATAATGTCAAATCACTATCAAGAATGCGGCTTCGGAATGGTAAACAATTATTGGTGTGCAGTGTTCGCCACGCCCTCTACTAACCTAATAAGTGTTACGTTTTTACCACTGCCATCAGAATCTGGTCCTTTATCAACCGATTGATTCACTTTTTACGCTCATAGAAATATTTTGACGGTGTTACCAACGGCTTGCCGGCACTGATCGGAATCCCTCCCAACTGTAACGCATAATTTTCGATGACTCTTTGCGCTACAGTTTCGGGATACTCATCAGGAGCCATGCTCATCGGCATCAAAAGAGAAGCTCCACCTTTATCAGTATATTCCTTTTGCGAAGCTGAATTCTGCTCGTCAGAAAGAAGCGTCGGTCCAGTCTGACTCTTAAAATTAGACGTAGCATTAGCGCCATAGGGCGTCAAATTACCCGCATCAACTATGAATCCATCGCTAGTGCCCAACAATGCCAAAGCTGTGGCGATTACTAAGTCATCGTGATTACCCGTTCCTTCTTCAGCTTCGGTCCTAGAAGTATCATGTCCTAATCTATCTCTTTTTCTAACGTAAGTATGCAGTTGTTTTAATAGTCTCTTGCTGTATAGCGTATATCCCTCATCGGCATTGTCTCTAATAGAATTTAGTAAAAATTGGTTTAATGTCGCTTTGCTGCTTTGCGTGGTGGTAAAACCATACGACGACACTTTCATCGCTCTTGGTCTTCTCTTGCCTTTGCCAGCGGGCTGAGGCTTATCATTTATTTCTTTTTTACGCCACAAGCGAGGATACATCACATTATAGCGTAGTTCGTCTATAATGATGTCGCCGCCGTTGTTTCGTTCTACAATAGCTAACGCACAATTGTACCACCGACCAATACGATCTATATAATATATTAATTCTCTGGGTAGGCATCTCACCATTAACTCTGCCACTTGTTCTCGAGTATAAACATCAAACACTTCCACAGCATGGTAATCTTTTCCCTTACCAGTAGCAATGTCGATACCCATCACATACGGGTGTGCCGGGCTGCTAGTTTCTATGATCTCCATGCCTCTTCTTTTTTCTGGTCTAGCAGTCACGGGTTTTTGCCATACCCAAAATCCTTCTTCTTGTTCCGTAAAATCAAACGTAAGTTCTTTCACTTCACCGGTTACCGGATGAACGTATGTCTGCACCCCAGTGACTCGAGTCTCTGGTTCTATAGCTGTTGTTGAGATGTGAGCTAATACTTCCTTAGGAAGAACTGTATTACCGGACCCAATAAATGACGCTAAGATTTCTTGTTCGAACTTCCAAGACTCGCCCTTCGCTTGCAATGCTTTATATTGCTGTTCTAGCCAAGGGGAGACATATGGCCCATACTTCATTATTTCTTCTTTTGTCGTACATTTTCTGATATTATCTCGTGGTGCGATTCGTTTATGTTCTCTAGAAATAGGATCATCATATTCTATTTCCCAATCCATATCATACCAGTTGATAACTATAGGATTGAAAGCATTCACGCCGGCTTCAGCTTCGGTCATGGTAGCCCAATACCAGTTACCAACACCAGAAGTAGTCGAAATGACAATAACATTACCACCATGCTGCAAAGTAGGCCATCCTCCGGCCCACATCGCGTCCATACCCTGAATAAACGCTGCTTCATCGATAATATTCAATGACGAAGCATTAGATCGTAAAACATCAGGATGAGAAGTTAAACTTGCTATTCTAGAACCATTTGGAAATGTGATTTCATGCTCATTTTGTTTAACAGGCTTCCAAACTGACTTCATCCAATCAGGCAAGTGCTCATACAAAAAGACTACTTGCTCTCTCAAGAAGGACATGGCATCTTCGTCACGCCTAGACACGATTAAAATAGTCTTATGGCTATTAAACATCGCAAACCAAAGAGCAAAAGCTCCCGCTATTTTCGAAGCGCCAGCCTGACGGCACTTTCTGAATATATTTAGTCTGTACTTTCTAAAATCTCGAATAGCATTGCGCTGATAAGAAAAAGGAGTAAAAGGAATGATACCTGCTGAAGGATGTTTTAATTTACCAAAATTCCTCAAAAACCAAACCACTGAAGCTTGGCATCTTTTAATTATTTCTTTTTGCTGAGCGGTAATTGCCATGTTAGTATTCATCTTCCTGAGTAATAGGCTCAGACAGTATCTTCTCTAGATCTAAATCTCCGCCCACACTAACATTATTACTCACTAACACATTGCTTGTCGCTTTAGTGGCTGCTAACATTTTAGCATTAGCCTCTATCATTTTAACTGCCGTCATGTTTATATTGGCTTTCACTTCGACAGCTTTTACCATTCCATCAATATACATCCGCGACGGAGGTCTGTTTTGATTTAAACTATCCTCTATTTGATGTCTTATCATGTTGATCATATCTTGGGCTTCTTGCCGATCGGCTCTACAGGCGGCTAGTATTTCATCAGTAACGCCATCGAGTCTATTCAAATACTTGTGTAGATCTACTGGATTGTTAGCTGTCGGGATATGAGCTGACAATGAAGCTTCATCAACTATTATTTTTTGAATAGGTGTTGATTCTAATTCATTGCCTTCCACCGTCTCTATAGGTGCTGCATTAGATTTTTTAGGCGTAGAGACATCAGCCTCAGATGTATCTGATGATAGCTTATTTAGTAAGTCTTGTAAATCTTCACTCATTATTGTCACCTATTTTCTTACACAAATCAAATAACCAGTCTCGGTCTATATTGGGTAGAGCCATCATTTTTGTAGCTACTTTATGTAGATCCAATTTGTTAATGTTCGTTAAATCGCTCTCATTTAACGGCTTACCGATATGTCGTTTGATAAAGTCGATACTTTCAGCAAATGGACCCTCAGCTGCTCGGCTAGCTGCTTGTGTCCTTTGACTTCTTCTATTACCAGCTTTAGATCTACCATGAGACATTGGATGAGGAGGCTTGCGTTTTGGAACCACTCTCCCCTTCATATTTGGCGAGCTTAATTTTTGATGGCCAGTTTCTGAATCTATATGTGGTTCTGTAGCAGTGACTCTAGTCCTTCTTTGGACTCGATCTTGAATACCTTTCGCTAAAGACTCTTTAATCAGATTATCAAGGTCTTCGCATACAAGTGATTTATCATCTATTTTAGCGCATATTAGATTATAAATCTTATCTATATGAGGATTTACAGACATATAATCACCTTATGGGCCTACAGTAGACAAGTCTTTCTATATTTTAATCAAACTCTTCTTCGTTGCTTATTCTTCTGTCATATCGCTGTTCACCACCAGCTCGATTAAGCAAAGAATCAGATATTTCGAAGCTACGCAATTTTATCATGCGCAAAAAATTAGTGACGGCTAGTCTCGGTAAGCTAGACTTTTCTACCAATTTACCTATCAACCCTTCGTAAGGTCTATCATCGTTATTTATTAACCATTCTAATGAATCGACGATTTTTTGCCCATTGTCATCATATTGATTTAACTCTCTCAGTTCTGTCAGTAGTCTAGCCATTACACCGCTTATAGGCTTCTTCTTATTTCCTAAGTGGCTGACATATGATCCAGAATTCTTTCTATCTCTACCTTCTTTTTTTATGTGAGCTAGAATAACTGTCCTTGCTATTTGCGACCACATATTAAAGACTTTAGACATTCCTCTAAATAATATAGTCAGTGACCCAGCGTATCGACCTTGTAGCGGTTCCACTATGTGTTCTGCTGACAATTTAGTTTGACATTTAGGACACTTTCGATTCATCATCACTACTTCTTCTAATGTCTTAATTCCATATTCTAAATCAGCGGGTTGATACAATAATGATTCTGCGGGTCTTTCAAGGTGAAAACATTTGCGACAATGCGGCCTGGATCGATATTTATACAAAGTTCGTTCTATTTGTACCCAAGCAGTCTGAAGTAAATCATTAAACGAAGAATCATCTTGCCCTGGATAGATCGTATGCAATCCTTGCTTTCGGATAATCTGTCGAATTAATTCAGTGGCGTGAGACATTATCTTGTCTCGCCACATAACAGATGTGCAGCCAGTCCACAAATATTGAGTCAGTTGCCATTCGACGATTTCATTTATGAAATACAATTTTCTCAATGGTTCTTTAGGTGATTCTTCATCTATTGCAGATATATCTTCTTCTACATCTATGTCTGTTATTTCTCTGGTGTCTAGCTTAGACTCTTCTACTAAGGTACTTTCTATCGACTCTAAATCGTCGTTTCTCAATGAATTCTCGACCATCGATAATACCACCAGGAAAGACTACTTTAGAATCAAAGCCAGAGTCAACAATGGCCTTTAATCTAGCCTTTGAATGGTTATATAGGTAACGATTGCATCGGAAAAGAAAATCAAAAATTCTACTAAATCCTTGAGAATTCTTCCGAAGTGCTCGTCCTACCTTTTGTATTAAATCTGATTGAAGCTTTCCACTTCCAGCGATAATCAGATTTTCACAACCACCGGCTAAATCCAAACCGCGATTGATGATCTTGCCCCCTATAAGTACATTAAACTCACGTTTTTCAAATTTCTTTAATATTTCATCGCGCTTACGTTTGTTAGTCTCACCATAAATAAAATGTGCCTCTATACCAACACTATTAATCGCTTTTTCTAACGCAAACCCGACATCCTTTCGATCGACCAATATCAACGTACCAGTTTCATTATATTTCTGACAAATGTTGGTAATAAAATTATGGAATTTTACATTTTCGACTAACCATTCTTTATATGCAATATCATATGCTGTGGCGTCGCCGATACTGCCTTCTAATCCGAACGCTATCATTTTGTAATCTATCGGCACTATCCGACCTAATTTTAGCACTTCGTCTCTAGACTCCTTAACAATAATTGAACCAAGATGTTCTTGAATTACTAATGCCTCGACTGGTTTTGCCGGATCCATGGGCGTTGCTGATAGTCCATATCTTCGTCTGCCTTTAAACCAGTACCTAAATAATGCTTTATAGGATTCTGAAGACGCCTTATCACATTCATCCACAATTAGTAACTGCGCCTTTTTAACATATGAATGTAAAAATTTTACATTCTTCATTCTAGTGTGATAAGCTTTCAAGTATAAATCATATTTCTCTAATCGCTTAGTGTAAGCTTTCTCCGATTCCTCCGGCTTTCTATTTGGAACCAATGGCGGTTTTTTCGGAGGCGTTAGTGATTGTATCAAGCCCACAACAATCAATTGCCCATCTGGCTTTTTTCCAGCGTAAAATAATCCTACCTCGCCCGCCACATCTCTTAATTCCAAGCGTTTTTTTAATTGGTCGATCACGACTCTTTGGTCAGCTAATATAAGAGTAGGGCAGGCAATGGCTTTACATATGCCGCAAATTATTTCACCTTTACCACTTCCAGTCGGCATGTCGATGATACCACATTCGACTTCACACGCTTTTCTTATGGCTCTTAATTGGTATTCTTCTAGTTTAATGTCAGGTAAGAAATCGCTCTGCACGTCAATTGGGTCCACTACTTGATATTGCCATTCAGACCTTTTATCGACTAGTTCAAATGGTATGTTGTGCTTTTGACATATTCCGACAAGCATGCTTAACAACGGTCTAGCGATCCGTTTTTTTACACGATTGTACTTTCGGAAGATTCCGTCCCAGTTGCCTCTCATAGCAGGATCAATATAAGCATTTGGCTTAGAAATGCTAAATTCTACCCAAAGCAACTGATCTTCGGGATCAGTAATGTGAGTTAGATAAACCCATTGGTTATCAACAATGTTTGCAATCATATTAGTCTAATACCTTGTCAACATAAAGGCAATATATGTTATTGTCAAGCATGAACTATCCTATATTTCTATTTTATGCTCTCTAAATCTTACTTATGTTGACTCATAATCCCACAATTAACTATTGGTTTACAGGCATAGATGATCTGTATCCCTTCGAATTGCTGGCTGTGGCATTACATAGTGCGCGCCTTAACACTAATCTTACGCCTATTTGTTTGCACACTGGCCTTAATAAAGCTAAGTTGAACTATCTTGATGCTAACCGAGTCACGCATATTTTTACCAAGCCAGACATGAGAATAGCTCACTCTCAACATTCAGGCGCTATTTTACGAATGTATATCCCAAAGATCGCAAATATCTTGAACATCAACGAAGTGGTGCTCTATACTGATAGTGATGTCATTTTCTTAAGCCATCCGCCATTCCTGTCTATACACACAGTCGGAGGATCCAGTTACTTGCCAGGCATTCCGCCGAGCATTCATCAAACTGTAAATTCTGGCGTCCTATATCTGAATACACACTGCATGTTTGCTTCTTTTGAAGCATTCATAAAATTCTCTATAGATAACCCCAACCTGCATAATGCTGCAGCAGAATCAATTTACAACCACTTTTATCCAAACATGCAAATGATTACTCATAGACTTAATTATTTTGCTTATTGGAGCCAACCACCTATTGATGACCAACCACCCATTATCTTACACTTTCATGGGCCTAAACCGAACTGGGATGCTAACTGTCCATCTGTAGACTCTTTAAACACGATCGAATACCGCCACAAAAGACAATTGTGGCGGTATTGGAGATCTTTAATTAATATTCCATTTTAGACTAAGTAGGCATGGCACAAGTATCATTGTCACAATAAGTGCTGCCGATGGCCTCGGTGATATAATCACTATAGTCGGTTTGTTTAATCTTAGAATTGTATTCCATTACTTCTTCCGGAGTGCATGGCTCATATGGCGCTTGTGCGTACCCATGTCCCATATGAGGCAAGAAACTAATGCCCTTAATCTGATCTTCATATGCTTCCAACACCCTTTCGATCTCTGCCCTCTCGGAATATTTAAACTTTACGGTACAAGACACTTGATTGTCAGCCCAATAACGTTGATAATCTGCAGCATTCGCCATTTGTTCCCAAATCGTCACATTCTCTACGGGTCTGACTCTCTCATCACAAACTGCAAATCTGACAACGACTGTTCTATCGGGATCACTAACCGATGGTTCAATATGATAACCAGCATCGTTGAGGATTTTTACTAGAATGCTGTCCTTAGCGATTCTGACTCTCCTCCAATAAGTAGCAGCCTCTGGATGATGAATACCAGGGGTGGCTCCGGCTACTAATGAAACTGTGCCGGAAGGCTTGACTGATGTGACTTTTATCGACTTTTGGATGCACAACCATTCAGAGTAGATTTCATCCCATCTGCGGATTTCGTTATAACCTGCATCGCAGAAATCAGCTAACACAGATCGTCGCCCAAACTTCGCAAATGCTTGGATAATACCGCTTTGTGATAAACCAATTCTTCTGTTTCTGAGTGTCACTTGATTAGTTCGAGGATTGTGAGTCGGTAATAAAGTCACGGTCTTAGCGTAAAGATATGCAAACTTCAACGTTCGCATGTAGTCTTCGGCATCATCGTGGTTAGCAGGGAAAGACTCTACCAAGTTACACAGTTCGTAGGACTCTAAAGACTGTTCAACGCAAGGGTTACTGCCCATCACGCGCCCGTCGATCCCTGGTTGTCTACCATCGACTAGACGTCCGTAATCTCTCATGTTATCTAACCATATGAGTCCCGGCTCGCCGTTCACAGCTATCTGTTCCGATATCTCAGAATAATTCATTCCTATGGTAGCAAATATCGAATTGTTAGAAGCCCATCGATGATGATTCATTGCATTCCATGTCTCGACTGCTTTAGCCAATCGATTTAATGGAATACCAGTTTGGGCAAAGTCTTCGACTTTTGCTTGAGGACATGCGCCATTATCACTCTTCGAAGCTTCCATCCACAATCTGCCTGTCACTTCATCGAACTTGCTGATTTCTTCTGGGTTAAGCGTCTTTTTATAGTTCTTCATCGAGGTGTAGTTAGCATCAGTGGCCTCGCCAAATGCAATTTCTGCTGTCCTACGAACATTGCCCGCTACCACACATCGACCGATATAATTCATTAGATCCGTAATGTCCACACTATCCAAAGTCTTACCTACTTTACCCTCCAAATGCTTCTCTATCAACCCATGCAATTCAATCAATATACCTGAACCTGACGCTTTGCCTCCAAATCCATTAATCACCTCTCCTGCCTTGCGAATAGCGGAATAATCAAATTCTAACTTACCTTCAGATGATTTGTTAGTATAAGACCAAATCAACTGCCTAACAGAATCGACCCAGCCTTCTCTACAGTCTTCGACTTTGTATACTTTCTTTTGGCTGCTTGGCCGATTAATGTAAATCCTTCCGGCACCCTTGGTGTCAAATCCCACTCCCACACCTAGCATTGACATGTCCATCAAAAAGCAAAAAGGCTCTGCCGGGTCTGATTCCATCAAATCGTGAGTGCTGCAGAAACCACAATTGTTCAGCGCTGCTGAGCCACGTTCCCACATGAACTTAGTACCCATCATCCATAAGCCACGTCCGGGAGGCAAAAATTTAAAACTCCACATTCTTTCGAACATTTCGTGAGCGGATGCTAAAGCTTTCTTGTAATCCCATGGAATGTGCAATCTGACGCAATGTTGCCGTTGAATTTCGTAGCATCCTTCGACTACTCTTTTTAGAGTATCCAAAAATGTCTCTTTCGAGCCATCTTCTTGGACACGAGAGTATGTGCGGTAGAACACTAACTCTCCTAGCCCATTAAATCCGAATTTCGGTTGCTTGGTTTTGTACTGATTGATGAAACCATCATCCAATCGGAAATGGTCGCTCTCAGCACTTGCGTTCTTAGCACCAAAATACAACTCAGAAATATTCACTTTCATGGCGATCTCCAGTCACTTCCAAACAATTGTTTAGTTACTTTCTCATTGTGCGCGTCAGACAAAAACTCTGCTCTTAACAAATACAATGATGTTAATGGTGGCAATAGTCTAGCTTCTAATGCATTGCTCTGAATATGAACCAAAGCTTTACTGCATACTTTAGAAATAGCGATAAAATGGTCTGAAATTTGGTTTCCACGGTACCATATGGTAAAATTAGAAAATGCTCTGGCGTTTGACCGATGTAATAGCACAGTTAAAGGATCTGCACTGCCTATCTTATCATCGAACCATGATTTCATAGATGTTAAAGAATTTAGTGTATTGTTGTTATCGATTTGCTCTTGCGTCAATATTTGATAGCATATGTTTAACATATTAGACTGATGCACTGCAGCTAAGCCTTTTTTTAACACGCCTCTCATTTTTGCTTGTGCTACTGCGATCCATATAAACCTTTTGGCGGTAGATTCGTCGAAATCCCATTCGTTAAATTTTGTAGCAATGGCTTTCGCAAACCGCCATTGATAAGTCTTAGTACAATCTGTAGCTTTAGGGAATTTTATTTTGAAGCCGTGCTGTAAATATGCATCAGAACACCATTGCCATACCAACAATACTCGTTCGTCAGACACCAATGTGTTATTCATGGAACAACTAATACGAGGAACGATCATGCAAGAAAATTCTCCTTCTGAAACACCGCAAGCCGACGCTAGCCTCTACGAACAACGTTTTAACTTACTCACAGACGGCTTCGGCGAAAAGTGCGAATCAGAAAACGTCAACACAGCGATTGCCATCGCTATTCATCCGCTCGAAGAACGCCCAATCGTTTTTGCAAGGGGACACAAATACGATATAGCCAAATTGCTAGCACTTCTGCTTAAAGGCTTAAGAGCGGAAATGATGGAAGAACTAGACAGCCATCCAGGATCGGATTATTCTAGGGGTGATTAATTATTATCAACACTAAACAAGTCTTCAATTCGTTTTTTTAATATATCATCTGTTATCTGAGAATAACAGTCGATGAGAACGCGATGAATATTATTAGTATAGTCTAAAGACCATTTGTATATTACCATAGACAACTTGCCGAAGACTATAGGTATGCATGGGTCTTCAGCATGCTGTTTAATATAATCGACACAATATTCTATCATTTTGTCTGCTTCTTTATCATCATCTGTGATATAACTCGCTATAGATCCTTCTACAGAATTAACCATTTTATTATAATCTGTAAATGAATATATCCTCCTTTGATCTTGGTCGTATACAACTATCCATAACTTTATCACTTGATCTCTTTGCACATATATTCCTTATAAAAAGATTCACTTATAGTCATAAGCTTATCTATCGCACAATTTCCACCTTCGGTCAATCGGATTATATCATTATGTGATAATTGTCCGCATCGATCTGGGTAATATACTTCTATCATTTCAGAGTCAGTATAGGCGGCAAAAAAATGTGGTACTAAAGAAGCAACGCAATATGGTTTATTTATCTCCAATTTTGTCTCACATATTTGCGGCCCGAATAATTCAACTATGTGCACATCGCCGCTAATCAAAATAAATTTATTAGCTTTTTGCGTGTGATAATGCAGTGAACAGTAGCCACCTTGGTTGATTATCAATTCGTGCTTGCTGTAATATAAAGAATCTTCAAGGATCTTAGTCTTACCCCAAGGTTTTAGTTCCCATTTCATCTGCTAGTTCTCAACCCACCTGGTGGTGGCGATTTTTCATAATAGTAAGATGTCTTTCTATTACCTTCGACGATTATTTCTTCTAGTCCGATGCCCGTCCCTCCGGCTACAGCGTTTAGGCCAGTCGGTACTATATTGTCTAGTGGAGATAGCAAGTCTATATATGTGACACCATCCACTGATTCCAATGATTCTATGAAATTGGAGACATAAAACGCTTCGCCCATACTCCATTTGGCAATGTCAAAAAAAGCTGTTATAGCTGCTTCTATTCTTCCCTTGACCACGGACGCATCTGCGTTTCTATTGATGATGATATTCACATCGATATCTATTGGTTTTATTATACCATCGAGAATAACAGTGTGGTCTGTTAGTACATTTAAATCACTAAAATAGGTAGCTAATCCTGCTTTAAGCCCGGCATTCGATTTAGTCAGTAGTCCATCAGCACCCGCTGCTAATACGTAAATTTCTACTCTATTAGCATTCAAGCCAGTTCTTATAGTAGCGACTGCTTTACTAACTGCGCCATACACTGGATGCGCAAATGAAATGGCAGCTTGAGCATAATCGTCTGCCGTGACTATGCTTCTCTGCAGAGCATAGTCTCTTGGTGCTCTTCTTTTAGCTTCTGAGATAGTTTCTCTGTCGGTGCCACCTACCGATGGTGAAATGTTTCTAAATCTGACTGTAGTGGCAATGTTAGCTGGCGGTTGGGGTATAAACTGCAATGTTTGATCTATCACTCCGACGCCAATTCTACCTCGCTTGCCACCACCGATTCTGAATCTAAAACTGATAACGGCTCCAGACGCAGGGATCTTACCTGTTACATCATCGCCAAATCTAAATATCACACTATCCTCAATGAAATTCACTTCGACTACTTTAGCAGTGGGTCCATAGCGCTCTAACGGGTCTTCGGTGACCAAATATTCTTCACTATATGTGCCATATTTTAAAGTAACAAATATAGGGCTAACAAGTACATCTTTAAGAGTTATAGTAAAGGTCTGATTAGCGCTACCATCACTTACTTCAGTATATGTAGAACTCAACGACCCCTCTAATCCATAAGCCACTACGCCTCGTTTCCCAGCGGGTATTATAATATCGCTGGTCCAATCTCCTGGAGCACGATATATTTCATAAGTAACCGTTGTGTTATTAGCACCTAATATGGTTAGCTTTGTAGCCGGTGGTATGTAAAGATCAGAAAATAAAGTCTGATCTACTGTCAGCGCAATATCCGTTATAGCTGGAGTTTGCCTTTTGATCCTTTGGTTTATCAATGCTAAGTGATTTAAAACAGCTTCTTCAGTTATGGCTGTGGGTAGAGTGGCTTCGTTAGCTAGAATATCAGACCTTAAAGCTAATTTTGCAGTCACACTTGCCAAGATCTCTATCAGCATTATGACGCCATTGCTTGCCATGAAGTCGTTAAAATCTTGCGGATAATACGTCTGAATATACTCGACCATAGCTCTACGCGCGGCAGTAAAATCCAAGCCACTAAAATCGATTTTACGCAAGTCAGCTGGAGGCAACACTACCCCAAGCTGGTCGGGAGTAGTGGGTAAATCGAATAGTGTAGGCTCAACCATTTGCGGCTCCCAAGCTGCGAATATTCGTTTCTATTAAGAAAGAAATTCTCGGATCTTTTGCTAATTGTACCTTGATTTTGACCGCCATTGAGTTAGCCACACTATTAGGAATAATATCCACTGACGTTACATCTACTCTACCTTCATACCTAGTTATTTTATCAATTATTTCC